TCTTGGAAATGGTAGTCAATCCAGTAGAATACGGCGTCCAACTTAATTCGTTCGCCGTTCCTACGACTGCTCCTACGGTTGGTTGGACTTATTACTTTAATGGCGGTGTGCTTCCAACTGCGTCATTTAATCCCCAGTTTATTATACCTGCTAATTTTAATGCGATTATTGGATTTCAACCTAATACGACATTTCCACCACTCATTACTACTGGGGCGAATGTAAGTATAATTTCTACCCAAGCACCTGAGGTTCAACCTAATGCCACATTATTCCTTACTTGTTCAGGTATTCAAAATCCTTATACTATTCCAAGTAGTATTATTTACTCTATGTCTCCTAATGCAAATGTTGGCGACCAAATTACATTCAGTCCTCCGCAATTGATATTCAATAAGATTTTAGAAGGAACTTATGATAGATTTACCTTACAGATATTAGGAAGTAATCTTCAACCTATTTTTATTCGTGACCCCAGTATGACAATTACATTAGAGATAAGAAATACTCAACAAGATATTGGTCAAATAACGAATATGATTATGGGTGTATCAAAATAAGAAGCAATTTTCTCGTTATAAGGGGTAAAATGAAATATTTTATAAAGTCTTTGCGTTTAAGAAATTATAAAAATGTATCTACCTTCTTTATAATGAATACGGAACTTACAGAACAATACTTGAATGAAGTGTATCAAAATGTAATGAACGAACATTTGCGTTTATTGAATGAATTGAAAAATAGTAATACAGAAATGGAGAAGCATAAAGAACGAGATATAACGAGACAATTATCTCTATTAACTTCTCTAATGACTTCTTTACTCAAAATTAGAAATGTCAAGAAGGAAATTAAAATGAAGGCAGACGCATAATATTATCTTCTATTAATGTATATGCCTCGCAGGATTTTTAAAGCAGAAAATATGACTAATAATGTAGTATTAGGAAGAACTGTTCCATATGGCGGAGGAATGGGGTCTGTGCTTCTAAACCGAGGAGGTGCTGGTGGTGGAAGCAGTTATTCTTCTGTGAATGAGTATCACGAGATTACTGGGAGACCAATTCCAATAGGGTCAGGGTTAGGAGCAGGTTTCAAAGAAGTGCCTATGGCGAAAGCACAACAAGTTCATTTAAGAGGCGTGAATGAGAAGTTGCAAAATCTTTTAGCAAAACCTGTAAATAAAAGAAAGAATATTACATTTTCATAGGTTCAACTTTTTTTAAAGGTTGAGTGCATTATCTTGCGTATTTAACGTCATTATTTTTTATAGGAGTATAATATAATGTCGTGTCAACAAGGAGATACTCTATTATTTGATATGTCTTCTTCAACGGAAGGCACTCCGCAAATCTTCGTTCGTCGTGATTGGTTGTCAATTCTTGACAATATGAACCAGTCTTATATTGGAAATCAGTCAATAATTGATACGTCCCAGTTGGCGAATAGTAATAAGTATATGTCATATTACGAAGCAACCCTTATCTTTCCCCTGCTTCTAACTATGACCCAAAACACTGCTGCAGATTTAGATTTATCTACTGGATTTGATTATGTAATGGGTCTTAAAAATTGGTTAGGAACAGTCGTCCATTCTTTCACACTTGACTATAATGGGACGACTATTATCCAACAGACGCCATTTATTAATCTGTGGAATACATTTTGTCTTATCACCAGTTTTAATTACAATGATTTTACGGAATGGGCGTCAATTGGATTTTACCCTGATACTTCTACTTCTTTTTCTTATACTACGCCAACTCTTGCTGCACCTCAACAAAATGGAATTGGAGTGTGTAATAACGCAGATTTAGTTGTTGGAACAATTCCATTAACTCAAATTGGACAAAGCACTACTGGTAATATTGGTTTTTTGAAAAGACAACAATATTGGGCATTTGACGGTTTTACGGCAAGTGCTCCTGCTGGTTCTAATACTGCGATATTGGGGAATTTAATTACTGCTGCGTCATTATCTCAGTCGTATAAATCATATATTTTCAAAAAACAAGACGGCAACGCCGCAGCAGGAACACAAGCAGTTATTCAACAAGCAATTATAGGTCAAATTAAGTTGAGACATTTGCATAACTTTTTCCAAGAAGTGCCTTTACTCAAAGGTGTATTTATGAAAATGACGCTAAATCTTAATAATAGTTCTTTTTCTACTACCTTAACGACTGCTGGTGGTATAACTGGTTTTACTTCTATCAGTAATTTATCTTGTCCTTTGGGTGGAACTAATCCTTTAATGGTTGCCTCTGCATATACTAATAACGGAAGCGACGGTCTTATTGCTGGTGGATATACTTTTTCTCTTGCCGTAGGTGGAAAACTTCTTAATAATTCTCAATCTTCTATTGGTGGTATTTCTACTACTTCTCCTATGTTGCAATCAATTATGCTCAATGTGCCTTCATATGTGTTTAATCCTATTTACGAACAAGCATACCTTTCGTCGTCTGTAAAAACAATTGTGTATAATGACCTCTATCAATACCAAGTTATTAATGTTCCTGCTGGTTCTAACTTCAATAACTTGATTACGAATGGTATTGCTGGGATACAAACTGTTTTGGTTTTGCCCTTTTATAATACTGCTTATAATCAAAATATTACGCCATATCAATCACCATTTACGACTGAAGGCGGTGGAACAACTTCTCCTCTTTGTCTTCTAGGTAATTTCAATGTAGTTGTTAGTGGACAGAACTCCATTTATAATACTGAACGGTATACTTATGAGCAATTCACTCAACAACTTTATGGTCTTAATGCAGTCAATGGTGGTCTCACAGACGGCGTGAATAGCGGTCTTATCAACCAGTTGGACTTTGAGACTATGTATAACTATTATGCAGTGAATGTTAGTCGTATGCTTCCAATTGAAGAAGCAGTGCCTAAGTCAGTAAATATTGTTGGACAAAACTTGTCAGCACTTAATATTGATTTATATGTGTTTGTAAATTACAAGACTTCTGTGTCAATAGACATATTAACAGGTTCAAGAGTATAGTGGGTTAATAATATCAATAATTAAAAAAATTGATTTAAAATTATGAAGTTTAAATTAATCATATTCAAAGAAAAATGACAACAGAACGCAAAGGCAATTGGATTTTTGAGAATGGTAAAATTATAAATAGAACTATACATAAAAATGCAGACCCTTCTTTTGAAGATTTGAAAGGATTTGAAGAATTATATCAAATTAATCCACAAGGAGAAATATTTAGTTGTTGTTATGGAACAATAATGAAATCTTATCAAAATGAAGACGGATATTTATGTTTAAACTTAAAACAAATAAATAAAAAAAATAATAAAAGATTTATTCACCGCCTCATAGCAATTCAATATATTCCAAATCCTGATAATCTTGCAGAAGTAGACCACATAGACAGAAATAAATTAAATAATTCAATTGATAATCTTCGTTGGGTTTCAAGAGAAAATAACCGAGCAAATAGAGAAACCAAAGGTTGTATTACTACATTTCAAGCAAATGGAAAAACAAATTACAAAGCGTCATATGCAATTGAAAAAGGTAAGATTAAACAAAAAAGTTCTATTGATAGAAATGTAGTTGAGGTATGGTTAGAAAATATAAAAAAAGAATATCCAAGATTATAACAACAATTGTGTGGATTAATATTATAAAAAATATATTATATTGCTTCTCATTTATTATAAATTAGAGCAAAAATATATTCTTCTTTCATTCCTCAAATATTTTCACACAGCACTTTTTAAGTTATTGCATTTCGCACTCAATTAAAAAAAATTGAAATATTTTTCAGCAGGATAAAAATTGATACATTTCCCAACAAAACAACTTAAAAGCAACAGACTTATTAATATACAAATGAATACCAACACCAACAACAAAGTTGATTATAAAATGACGCCTCCACCACTTCCAATCATTCCAAAAAAGAAATCAAAGAGACTACCAAGATTTCTTGACGACAATGACGAACCACAATTAATTAAAACTCCTAAATTAACAAGAGGCACAAAAGCAAAAACCGAAATTGAAAATGAGGTAATTACCGAACAAATAAGTGATATTATTGCAGAGTGTCTTGCAGAAGTGAAAGCAGAGAATTGTATCAAAACAATTACTCCACAATTTGAACCAAATATTATTCTCAAGATTACTGAAGCAAAAAATGAAAAAGACGAAATAGTAAAAGAAAAACTATTATGCGAACTTGCAGTGGATATTATAGAAAAACATTCTCCACCGATTAGTCCTATTGAATTAAAAAAACCTCTTACTATTGGCGAAGAACTTCCAAGCGAGGTTCTCACCTTTGAAAAAGGTGATACAAAGGGGGTAAGGGGGATAAATCCCCCTGAAGCAGAGGTTTTACCTGTCAAGTTTGCTGACGCCTCTTGTCAAACCGACGACCCTTTGGAAAATATATGTGTGAAATGCTGTGCTCCCAAGTTGGATAGAAAGGAATATCACAAACAATATAATGAAAAAAATAAGGAAAAAATAAGCGAATACAAGAAGAAATATCGTCAGGAAAATAAAGATAAAATTAATACTGACGCTAAACGAGCATACCAAAAAGAATATGACGCTAAAAATAAAGAAAAAATAATGGCGAGAAGAAATATTATTCTTAAATGTGAATGTGGTGAAGAAGTCAAAGCGTCAAGTCTTGCAAAGCATAAGAAGACAAAAACGCATTTATTAAAGATTGAACTTCGTATTGCAAAAGGTGAGATTATAATACCAGTTGAGGCGGAGTTAGAAGCAGACGACAACGCATAAACACTGAAACCATACTTATATTATTTAGGGACAAAGTCCCATTTTTTTACGACTGATTGATTTGTATTTGCTCAAATATAAATCAATTATTAATCTTCTTCTTTTTAAGAAGCAATTATCTCGTTATAAGGAGTAAAATGAAATAAAAAAAAATTGATTTAGATTTCAAAGTTATAAAAAATGATACATTACTAAAACAACAATGACAACTAGAAATGAATACCTTTCTTCGCTCGTTAGAAAAAGAATAGTTATAGTAAAAAAAGACAAAACAAGTGAACAATTACCACCACCATTACCACCATTACCACCATTACCACCATTACCACCATTACCACCATTACCAACTGTTGATATTATTTTAAAGTCTGATTATGAATATGAAATGTTTGAAGAAATAATAGATAATTGGGTTGAGATTACAAGTTATTTTAAAATACCTGATTTGAGAAAGCAATTAAAAAAGTCAGGATATGAATTGCCCTCTAAAAAACGAATTAAACAAGTATTTGCAGTTAAGCAACCATATTATAAAAATATTCAAAACAAAGCAGTTAAATATCATTTTCCAATCTTTACGAGTAAAACAGACGACGGTGCAAAACTGGGAACTTATGGCGAATATGAAACTTGGCATCCATTAGGTGATATTATCATTATCATTTAATTATATATTATCCGTCAATAATATTTTTTTACGACTGATTGATTTACATTTGCTCAAATATAAATCAATTACTTATCTTTATTTTCCTTAAATGAATAAAGTCTTTTGGAATATATAATTTTCATTCTCAAAAAAAGATAGACTTCAAAATCCTATATACTTTATAAATAATTTCATTTTACCCCTTATAACGACAAATATGCTTCTTATTTTCTGTTTCTAACAATTATTATAAGTTTATTATTTAAATTAGAGCAAATATAAATCCTCATATTTTTGTTCCTCATATTTCCAACAATTATCATTCAGCACTTTTTAAGTCCTTGCATTTTTCACTCAATTTAAAAAAATTGAAATTATTTTCAGCAAGATAAAAGTTACTACATTTCCAAACAAAGACAAGCAACAAGCAAACAATGGCAACCATTTCCAATACAATCACCACCAACGACATTATTGTTTACCGCAGAGGAAAAAAAGTAAGACGTCCACGTCGTATGGCGTATATCTGTCCGTCGTGTAATGAACCGACGGAAACAGAGGACGAAAAATGTTATACTGATATTATTAACGGACAAAAATATATTACCTATATATGTGGAGACTGCGTCCCAGTCGCCGAATTAATCAAAGAACAACATACTATCAATCGGTGGGAGCGTTTGACGCAGAAACTATTACAGGAGGACGAATACGATAATACCCCAGTCGCCGTTCTTATTGCTCGGCAACAACAACAAAAAGAAGACGAATACGATAATACCCCAGTCGCCGTTCTTATTGCACGGCAAAGACAACAACTAAAAAAAATAAAATAACCGATTAACCGATACTATTAACCGAATATATTATTAACGCCCTTAATGGCGTTTTTTTTACAAGGTTGTCATTTAAATTAGAGCAAATATAAATCCTCTTCTTTTTATTCCTCATATTTTCCAACAATTATCATTCAGCACTCAACCTTTAAAAAAGGTTGAACCAAAGGGCGACCTTTGGTCGCCTGTTTGCTCCACTTTACAAAGTGGAACTTTTTAAGTTCTTGCATTTTTCACTCAATTTAAAAAAATTGAAATTATTTTCAGCAAGATAAAAGATACTACATTTCCAACAAAACAAAGCAACAAGCAAACAATGGCAACATTTATGACAAAAGAAACCGCAATGGAATTATATTCACTTGCTGTGAATAAGTTTGAGAAAAATGATATAGGTATGGCATATATGCGAGAAACCAATGATATTATGTTATTTGATTATCAAGATATGATTAGTCAAATGATTGAATGGAAGGAACTTACTGACTATTCAATAGTATGTTTGCCTCAATTTAATAATATAAAATCACATAGTTCTCGTAATGACGGAACAATATGGTATGCTCTCGTATTCAATCAAATTAAACTAAATGGAGAACACGCGAATATTGGTATGGATATGTTTAGTATGCTACAATTTGGATTTCATACAATGGGATATATTTATTGGTTTCGTGAAGAAAAGGTAAGAGACCAATTTAAAAAAAGATTATGCAATATGGATATAAATGATTTAAAAGAGTGTGAAAAACTGTGCTATGTTGAGATATGTGTATTATGTGAAACTACTAAAAAAGTTTGTTTCAATGCTGAACCACTGGCGGAGGGTGTCTGCTGTGAGGAATGTTATAAACTGGTGGAACAACAAAAACGATACGACGCAGAAAAAAAAGCAAAAGAATTACTCTACGAATTGGAGGCAGAGGCAGAGCAGAAATCTGTTAGTGGAGGTGGAGGTAAGAAAAAGGCGAAAAAATCAAAAGCACCAAAAGAAGCGACCAATCCATATGCAAAAGAGGTTCGTATAGCAGAAGGACAATATCGTATCAATCCAAAATGGCAAAAATGGGAGAAGGAAAACAAGGAACGCAAACTATTAGAGAATATACCTCCTCTCATTATGAAATAATTATAATCTTCAAAATCCTATTTACTTTTCAAAATATTTCATTTTACCCCTTATAACGAGAAAATTGCTTCTTATTCTATGAATGCGATATTATTGAGATATTATTATCTCTTTTTTTTATAAAATGAGAAGTAAAGGAAATAGATTTGCTCTAAAACAAAATTATCCCTTTCCATTAAAAGATAAAGGTGCAATTGTCATAATGCCAAGCGGAAATAGTCTGTGGGAGTATGAGGCGTATGATTACGCTGGGGTATTTGTTGGGTATATGTCTCCAACCGAAGAAAATCCTCTTCATAATAACTCCACAATCAAACAGAGTGTAGGAAAAACCGAATGCGTTAATTAAGGAATAATTTAATATTTGTTTAATGTATAAATGCCTTCTTCTTGTTTTGAAAACTCTACTCAATTTTTTCAACAAAAAATGAAAGAAAACCGTTTAAAGCAAATACAAAAGGATTTAGCATACGGATTAGAAATGGAGGAGGTTGTTTGTCCCATTCTTGAAAAATACTTTGCTGACAATTTGACCAAAACCAGTCAATATCATACGAGTGATTGGGTTGGAGAAGAAGGAGTGTTTTATGAACTAAAAAGTAGGCAAACCATAACAGAAGATACATACGCCACAACCATTTTTCCGTGCTACAAATGTAAGATTGGAGAGAACAATCCATTGATTTTAGTGTTTCACTTTTCTTCAAATAACCACACATATTATATAAAATACGATAAGGAAATATTTAGTAATTATACTACGCAATTTGTAGAAGCGTCTCGCAAAAGTGATATTGCAATTAAACATTATGAAATCCCAATTGCAGACCTAATATTCATTTGCAATAATCAAAATGAAATCCCTTTTGATAGAGCAGAATTGTATGCAGATTGATAGACTTACAAATCTTATATACTCAACCTTTAAAAAAGGTTGAACCAAAGGGGCGACCAAAGGTCGCCTATGTTTGCTCCACTTTACAAAGTGGAACTTTAGAAAATATTTCATTTTACCCCTTATAACGACAAATATGTTTCTTATTTTATTTTATTTCCTCAAATAAAATATAATGAAATAGTATATGCCTTTACAAAAAAGACCAAGACGAATATTAGACGAACCGCCTGAAGAATATCAAAAAAGGTTAGACGCATATAATAAATCAAAAAAGAGCAAAAAAGTAAAAACTCCTACTCCTGTGTATCAAAGTGAAAGTGAAGAAGAAGAAGAAAAATCCATTTCTCCTAAACTAAAAAGATATATAGACGAACACGACGATATGAAAGTTCCATTACCTCATACTTATCCAAAGATTTCAATTCCTGAATTATTCATTGAAAAAGGAAATTATGAGACTGGTGAATATGAAAAAGACGAGAACGGAAATTATAAAACGATAAAAATCAAAGGTAAATTGGAGAAAATACCAATTCTTAAGAAGGGATGGTTTGTTGAAAAATGGGGTAATGAAACAATCAATAAAACGAGGAACATATCTTCAAGGAAAGGACACAAACTATTAAATTTACAAGTTTCTAAAACAGATAAAATACAAGAACATAATGCACCATATCCAATGCCTCGGTTGAGAGATTTTCCCTTTTTAAAAGATAGGATAATAGTATATAAATATTTAACTCATTTAGACCCTGAAGAAATAAAGGATTATCCAACGAATAAACCACGAGGTCGTCCTCCAATTTTACCAACAAATTGGGCATATCACAATTTAGGTGAAATCCCAAAATTGAAAGATTATAAGAAAAAGAAAGGAGAGAAATCACAACCCAAATATACAGCAAAAGATATTGATTGGGGTAGTGAAGAAGGAAGTGCTGGTGGTGAAGAAAGAGAACCCAGTCCTGTTTCGTCGCCTTCAAGTGTTTCTTCGTCCAGTCCTCCACCAGTTAAAAAAGGCAGACCAAGTAAATATGGTGAACACCCTGTTCCTAAATTAGAAAGTAATAGAATAAAACGAAAAAATAGAGCAACATTGGAAAAATTAGAGACGATAATGAATGTATTAGATACATATAAAACTGCTGATAAATTAGGAAAAGTATTGAGAGCAACATATAATAATTATTATTTGAATAAATCAAAATTGCAAGAACTCTTATCTACTTTCAATAAAAAAGAACAAGAAGACTATAAAGATATTATAGGACGATTACAATCACATATAGAAGGTAGTGGAGTTAATAAAACTTTGAATGATACTTTGGAACATTTAATATCTCATATTACTGACCCAAAAGAACCAATAGATAAAAGAGATTATAAACAATCAAAAGAAATCATTGATACGATACAAAAAGAAAAATCAAAGAAAAAATCTAAAGGAGAAGGAGTAGATTTTGAGGAAGTAAAGTGGGGAACTCTTACTGCATTATATAAAAGATTTATGAAACAACACCCTGATTTCAAAGATAAGATAGAAGATTTAGACCATTTTGCTCATTTTGTTGTAGCAAACCCTGAAAAGTTTAGTAAAGTTGCAAATAAAAAATCACATTTTTATTTGAATATAATAAAAAAAGGAGAAGAATAAGAAGCAATTTTCTCGTTATATGGGGTAAAATGAAATTATTTGTAAAGTAAATCTATAAAAGAAGATTATAATATTTGTAAAATATATAATGAGGTCTCATAGAAACTTAATACATTTGCTTGGAATTGAAAACAGTGAAGTATCGCCTAGAAATGAAGTAGTTGCTCTTGGACGAGGACTTGGTGCTGGAGGAGACGGAGGTGGAAGCAGTAGTGGAACTGGATTGTATGCTTCAGGTAAAGGATTATCTGCAGGTTGCGACGGTTGTGGATTAACGACTGGTGGAAAATTATCAAAAGTCGGTCAAGCATTTAATAAAGCATTTAATCCAAAAAAGAATGGAGTAGCGTCTTCGGCAGTCAAAGTTGGTGATAAATTAAAGACAGCGGTAGTTCATACTTATAATCAAGCGTATCACGACATTAAACCACTTGTAAATAAAACAATTACAGGAACTGAGAACGTTGCTGATAAAATAAATCAAGGTTGGCATAAGACATTCAATCCAAAAACTGGTCAAGCAATTGTAAGTGATTTAAAGACTGGAGCACGATATGTTATTCCTGCGGCGACTTCTGCACTTGGAGCACTGGCAGGAACAGCATTGAGTGGAGGCGACCCACTGGGGGGTATTGCTGGTTCTGCCGCAGGTGCATATGCAGGATACAGAGCGGACAAAGCGTTAGGCATTGCTGGAAACAATGACTTTGTTGGAGCAGGAGTAAGACAACGCAGAAAACGAAAAAGCAAGGGCAAAGGTGTTGAGAGTGATAGTGATAGTAGTAGCAGTAGTGAGAGCGATACGGACAGTGATAGTGAAAGTGAGAGCGAGACAGGTAAAGGAATACGACGCAAAAGAAAATCCAAAGGCGGAACGATTAAGGATACTCTTGATAAGAAGGTATGGAAAAAAATTCCAAAAGTATTCCATAAACCATTAGAAGATATTGGTGTTGCGTCTTTGGAATATGCAGGGTTCAAAATCCCACCGAAGAAAAAATTAATAGCAGAAGATAAAAAGTTGGAAGAAGGTGCTGGGTTCAAGAAAGGTAGTAAGAGTAAAACGAGAAAGGGTGAATTAGATTTTATGACACATAAAGGCGACAAAGTATATCACAGAGGGGAACACTACGAAGATATGCCGTCAGCAGACGGAGTAGAAGGCGGAAAATTAATGAGACATAAGAAAGGTTCGCCTGAAGCAATTGAATGGGGACGACGAATGAAAGAGGCACGAATGAAGAAGAAGGGAATGACTGGTAGTGGAATAGACAACAATACTCCGAAGAGTAATGCTGTAAGAATAAGTCCATATCAAAACTTCTAATGGTTTTAACTAAATATTAACTTTAAACTTAATATTTAGCACACAGTTGCTTAATAATGCGTTTAATTGTGTGAAATTGTGCGTATTTATGGCGTTTTTAACTGAATATTAAGCAGTTATACCCCAGTAATTTAATAAAATGCATTTTATATAGTAGTCTGTGGTATAAAGTTAAGTTGGAACTTAATAAAATGCTCTAATATATTAAGAATATACTTAATATATAGATAATGTCTTCACTTTGACGTAGGTTTTACTACTGCTTCCAACTCCCCCTTCAATGACGCACGATATTTTGCATTCGCTTTGTATTGATTTTCTTTATAATCATTTGACTTTTGTTTCTTCATTGCTTTTTGCTGTTCTATATATAACGCTCTCCATTCAATTTGTTTATTCACTTGATTTATCATAAAGTCATTCATTTGTTCTTCTGTCATTAACACTATATAATGATTATCTTTAAATACTTATTAAGTTAAAACATATTAGTTGGAGGTGCTGGAGTTGCACTGAACCGTTTGTATGCTACTGGTAAAGTAGAAGACCACATAAAGTTTTGTGAATATGGTGCAGGAGTTAATGCTTGAGGAGTTCTATTCAAGTTTCCGTGAATACCAATGCTTCCTAACTCTACAAGTTTGCCGTGTCGTTGTTTAACTCCAATACCTCTCATTTCGTGAGACATTGAATGTCGTTTAATTATATGGTTTAATCCAGTTCCATAAAATACTTTAAATGCGTCGTCTGCAGTAGCATTATTTGGTGCTTGAATAGTAGGAGCAGTTGGTGTTCCAATCAAAGGATTAACACGCAAAGGATTTTCTAGTTGAGCACTCTGTAATACTGAAGGAGCGTTTAATCCGCCTGATAAGACTGGAGCAGTGTATAATGCTTCTCTTGCAAACCCTTGTGCATTAGATAATTGCTGGTTCAAACTATTCGCCACAGCAAGTTGTCCGTTTGCTTGTCCTATAACACCAGCAGATTGTCCAGTGTAATCATTCAGTTGTGCATATGGGTTCGTTCCCAATTGACCAACTTTAGTCAAACCAGCAGATTTTAAATCATTCAAAGCAACTTTATCTTGTTTTTTTTGTGGCGTATCCTGATATTTACGTGGATTATCTAAATAGTCATTTACTAATCCTGTTAATCCTAATGCTCCAACTCCAATTGCTGGTGCTAAACTCGCACCTGCTCCACCTGAAGCAAAAGTTTCTAATCCTGTCAATGCTGAAGCACCCCCCAGTATTCCAGCAGTGAGAGCACCCTTCGCAAAAGGTTTGAGAGTATCACCTACACTATACGCTAATTTTTTTACACCGTGTTTCTCTAATGATTTATCAAATGATTTGCCGAAGATTGAACCACCATTTGCTTGAACTTCGTCGTTGCTCAAAGTAATCGTATGACCTTTACCACTTCTAAATGCTTTGTGGATTTTTCCCATTCGTTGTTTATGAACTAACATAACTGTTCCGCCTTCCATATGCTTTATTCTAAATGGTTCGCCTTTCATAATTTTTCTCTTGTGGTGTGCCGATAAAGGTGCGATATGAACTTCTTCCATTTATATATAGACAATAGAATAAAAGATAATCTTCTTTTATAGATTTATTTTATAAATTATTTCATTTTACCCCTTATGCCGACAAATATGTTTCTTATTTTTAAAGAGTAGAACCATACTTATCTTCTAATCTTCTATTTAATTCAATAATATTTTCTCGTAAAGAAGTTGAACGACCCCATAAAAGCAATGCACTAAATAATGACGGACTGGGAATTAAATTAGATATTAGGTGTTGTTCTCTTATATTTCCGTAATGTCTTAACCAATATCTTCTCCTTCGTTCTTCGTTATGGTGGTCTATATATGTATTAGAACCAGTGTCACCGAAGTCAAAAATATCGCCATTAGATAATACTACTCTATATCTTTTATTCAATTTTGGACTTTCTATAATTTTTACTATACGAAGTCCTTTCATATTATTATCTTTTTTTATTTTTTCAAATCCTATATACTTTATAAATAATTTCATTTTACCCCTTATGCCGAGATAATTGCTTCTTATTTCTGTTTCATATTTTTTCTTCTTTACTTGATATTCCATTATTTCTTTCTAATTCTAACTCGTCTATCTTCTCTTCTCCTTCTGTATCACGAATTAACTCACACCCCCAACATTTACAACTCTTGCACTTGCTCTTATATAACATTTTAGTAAATCCAAGAATACAACCTATTGCACTGGTTATAACAAAACTAAAAAACACAGCGTTAAATGTCTGTGTATCCATATTATAAATTATATTATTATTATTCCACTTTGAAAAAGTGGAGCAAAGGAGGGGTCGTAGGGGAACCGAAGGTTCCCTACTATTTGTATCCATATATTTTTGCCGTCCAATTTGCGTTATTTCCAGTTCCAAAAATAGATTGTAATGATAAACCCGTAATAGTTGAAGAACTATTTTGATTAATGACTGCCTGAACATTACGAATACCTTTGACCCCAGGGTTAAAATAAATACTATTACTTACAATTCTCACCATATTATTTGATTGAAGAGTAGTATATCCAACATTAAATACTTCAAACTCTACTTGAATATTTGGTAAAAAAGCACCAGTTAATTGTAATGGCGAAGAAGATAAAGTCGCATTAGCAACGGATACAGCACTTACAGCAGAACTTACCATATCAACACCATATAGGTCGCCTGTCGTTGGGACATTAGTTCCTGAGAATCCATTCAAAGAAATACTTGGATATGTTAAATAAGAGTTTTCACCAAAAGTAAGTTGTATTTTATAATTTTTATAAGTTGTATTGAAAATAGAAGGCAAAGTATAAGTCGTTGCTCCAACAGCACCTGTAATCGTTCCAGTTAATGTTTGTAAAAAAACTAATCCTGTTGTAGAACATAATCCGTTGAAATTAGTTGCCGTTAAGGTGCTCGTTGAAGGATTATATGATAATGGCCCAGTCGTATCGTCTATGTATAATTGTCTTGCTGACCCAGCAGATAATTTAGAAAATGGAATATAATATGTTCCACTTGTATTATCGCTAGTTAAATTAATAGCATTACCATTTGTTGCCGTTCCAGTAAGAGACCCTTCAAAATTACAATTAAGTATATTAACATTTGGTCTATAATACAACCCAGCAATATTTACTTTTGTAGATTGAGAACCGCTTGTAGTCGTTCCAAAATGAATAGGACAATTAGAAGAAGTAGTATTATCAACACTAGTATTTATATTTGTCGCAATACTACAAGTAGAAGCATTTCCTGATAGAGCACCTGAAAATGTAGTTGTCGTCAAAGTATTACTATTTGGATTAAAAATGAGACCATTTGTCGCTTGAAGTAATTTATATCCAGTTGTATTACTATTTGCGAATGTAAGATAATGATTTAAGTTTGCCGAAGTATTATTAACTTGAATATTAGTCGCATTCGTAGCACTTGTAGAAGAAGTTGCTGTTGAAGCATTACCATAAAAATTAGAAGCATAAATATCGCCGTCTCCTGAGAATGTCCCTGTTCTATCAACAAATACAGAACCAATTGGATTATATAAAATTGTATTATCATTTTGAGAATATATAATCATTCTTTTTTCAGCAATAACATTCATTTCTTGTATAGTTTGGATTTCCATTCCATTATCATTTTCGGTAATCGTTCCAAGTATAGAACTATGTTTTGTTAAAGTAATTAAAGGATTTTGAGTGCTACTTGTTTGTAAATCCATACTTATAAAATTAGGATTAATACCATCCGTTTGAGTAATTAATGGTGCTTGATTAGTAATACTTGTTGGATTGATAATGTTTTGACAATAAATAATTCCGTCCCCAGTCAATTCTGTTGCCGTATTGAAGTAGGTTGAGTTTGGAGTAATGAAATTGATATAATCGTTTGGAGAACTGATTTGAACTCCACCTCCTCCGCTTGACATTACTATATTGCCGTCAGACGCAACTGAGAATGAAGTAGTAGGATTAATACTAATTGTTCCTGTCGCATTTGATATTGTCAAATCACCACTGGAAGATTGAGTAAAAGTAGAAGAAGTAGAACTATTAGATAACTTCATTCCTTCGTTTAATGACAAATTAGTGGTTGTTGTATTGTTGAGAATACCTTGTGTTTTAAGATACATATTATTCATACATTCTTTCATATTTCCAGCGTCAGTTAGAACGATTGGTGCAGGAATTAACGACATATATATTTTAATAATATTTTAATCTCACCAACCTTTAAAAAAGGTTGAGTGGAATTATACAATATTTAATTGAAGATTAACTGGATTAGTAAATGCTGGTGTTCCAACACTTGTATTTACAATCATATATATTCCTGCGATACTTGTAGGAACTCCTGTTGAATAAGTTGGTTCGGTAAAAAATGTGTTCAGTGTATATCCGTTTGCTATATTATTTGGAACAAAATTGTATGAAGTTTGAACTAAATAATATGTTCCATACCAAAAAGTTGTTGTTGTTAAAGACGCAATGCCTGTAAATGCTGGTTGAAAAGGACTAGTTGAAGTTAATGTAGTTGTTGTTTCATTATCATAAAATACAGCACCAAATGGACTTGCAGGAAAAGTAACTGTTGCTCTACTATTTACTCCAGTCATTTGAACCACATTCATACCATTTGCATAAAATCCTGTTAAAGAAACAGGCATTTGTTGAGCATTTGCATTAGTTAATGGCGGATTTTCTACATTCGTATTCTGTAATACTGGACTACTAACTGTAAAATACACTTGTTGTGGAATAAGTGTATAATCACCAGTATATACTTGGGACGCCAATGAAGGCACATTTGTCGCCAGTAATACAGTAAATGGAATGTTCTTTCCAGCATTACATAAGATTGAGGTTAAGTTCCATTCCCAAGAAGTCGTTGAACTATTTAAACTTAATGTTGTTATCCCAGCAGTATTCAAATTAGCACTGGATAATTGTGTTCCGTCAGCAAACTTAATATAATTTGGAATACTTACATACATATTACTATCACCCAATTGGACTGAGTTTGCATTAGGATTTTGCGTAAGACTTGTGCTTCCACCGATTTGAACGGCATTATTTGCCATTGCCTCACAACCATATCCAATAGCAATATTATTTGTAAAACCAGTTCCTAAATCGGTATGTGTTCCTATACTTATTCCGTTGGTATTGGAAACTGTGGAATATGCGGAATTATTTCCTATTGCGATTGTATTATTACAATTAACAATCCCATTTCCAACCGCTGTCCCAATTAATACAGCATTCATTATTGTAGCACTTGAACCTATAAGTGGCGAACCTATGATTTGACTTTGTGTATAATTTTGAAGATTTAATACATTACCAGTAATATCCGTGCTATTGGTTAAAGTATTCGTAAATATAACTGGGTTTGAATTGTATGTCAATGCAGAACCTTGAATATTCACTGCTGTGCCTGAACCACTGGTTAAAGAACCAATAGTCATAGTAGTATTACTTTGTGAGATTTCGCCCAATGTTGGAGTTGGTGGTGTTATATCACTGAACGAACAAAAGTCAATATAAGATATTCCTTCAATTGTTCTTTCATTTCCAGTTCCAACAACTGTGCCTCCGTCCATTGTAATCTTATTTCCTGAAGTTAAACCTAATGGAAATACATTTGAACTTCCTCCTCCTCCTCCGCTTGTGGTAGAACTTGAAGGCGGAATAACAGGAAAAAATATTGGATTAAATATTGGTAAAGGTGGAACATATATAGGTTTTGGGTAGGTAATACCGACTGTCATTAGTATAAGTTAAGAGAATATTTTATTCTGCTATATTAAGACGAATGCCACCTAAAAACAAAATACCAAAAGACGCAATAACGGAAAGCGGTATGATTAATTTTTATAAGGTCATGCCAAAGTCTATGATTGTTGAAGCAAAAAATCCAAATTATCATTTGCATAGATTTAAGTTGCCTTTTCGTGCTTGTGTTGTTGCTCCCAGTGGTTCAGGAAAGACTAACTGGTTGATAAACTTTATTCACCTTTGTTGTCAAGGTGGAACAGGCACTTTTGCCGACATTAGTATTATCACTAGAAATAAAGACGAACCATTATATAATTTTCTAACAACCAAGAGCGACCAAATACAAGTCAAGGAAGGATTAAGTAATTTGCCTCCATTAGATAAGTTTGATAAGAAGGAACAACATTTAGTTGTGTTGGACGACTTGGTCTTATCCAAAGATTTATCTGCTGTGGAAAATTATTATATCCGTGCTCGTAAATTATCTGTGTCGGTAATATTTATATCTCAATCTTTTTTTGCTATACCGAAGATTATAAGAAACAATTGTTCGTATCTTATATTATTAAAGTTGAGCGGTCATAGAGAAGTGAATATGATATTGAAAGAAGCAGGATTAGGTCTAACAAAAGAACAACTGCTTCGTATGTATGAATACGCCACAGAACACAAGTTCAGTCCATTAATCATTGATATGGAGGAAGAACCACATAACAGATTTCGCAAAGGATTCCTTGATATTTTAGACCCCAACGAGTATAATTGTTAATCTTTTTTTATAGATTTACTTTATAAAATATTTCATTTTACCCCTTATAACGACAAATTTGCTTCTTATTTTATCTATTCGTTAATTTAGACATATATTAATTCTATGCTTAATATATGTCGTTGAAAGAACATATTAAAAATAAACGCCCAACTCTATCTGCCTCTTCTTTAACAACTTACAATTCTATTCTGTCTAATTTATACAAGAAAGTTTTTGGTGAAGGAGAAGTTGATATTGAAAAGTTTAATGATACAGAGAAAATCATTGACTTTTTAAAAGATATTAGTCCAAGTAAAAGGAAGACTACATTATCTGCATTAGTTGTTATTACGGATAATAAGAAATACCGAGACCTTATGCTTGAAGATATTTCTCATTATAATCACGAGATACAAAAGCAAGAGAAGAGTGAAAGTCAAAAAGAGAACTGGTTGAGCGACGAAGAGATTAAATCTACTTGGGAGAAGTATAAGAAAGAAGCAGACGCATTATACAAGAAACCTCATTTAACAATGCAAGATTTACAGAATATACAAGATTTTATTATTCTCTCATTATTGAGTGGTATATTTATTCCAGTGAGACGCAGTTTAGATTTTGTGAATATGAAGAAGAGCGGTCAAATTGATAAGAAGAAGGATAATATGATTGACTGGAAAAAGAATGAGTTTATATTCAATGTATTCAAAACGGCGAAATGGACTGGGACACAAGAATTACCAATCCCCAGTGCGTTGAAGAAAATATTGAATAAATGGGTAAAACAAATAAAACATACTGATTATCTGCTGTTTGATAATAATAGTAATCCATTGACTTCCGTAAAGTTGAACCAAAGATTTGAGAAAATCTTTGGGAAGAAGGCGTCAGTCAATCTCCTGAGGCATAGTTATTTAACGACAAAGTTTGGTGCTACAATAGAGCAAAAAAAAGTAATGGACGCAGTTGCAAAAGATATGGGAACGAGTGCAAATATGGTAGAAAATGTATATGTGAAAAAATAGAGAGTGATTAATAATTGTTTAAAAAATTGATTTAAAAATATATAGTTAGAATAATCATAATCCACAGAACGAAATGAGTAGAAACATTGATAATCGCACCCAAGTTGAGAAACAAAAGGAGTTTGATACTCTTATATTTAAAATGCTTGAATTGATTGATAATATTCCTGATATGACGAGCGGTGAATATAGAGAAGGGTGTGATACTCTTTTGGATTTAAGAAAAATGTTTCTCGCAACGAAGCAACAATTGGTTAATACTGTTGTATTTGAAACAATGATTAGACGACGAGTAAGAAAAGTCAATGATAGTCGTTATTTAAGTGAAATGGAAAAAATCTATGACGAAGAATATTGTCGCTGTAATCATTGTTCTTCTATGGTAAAAAATACATATATGAAAATACATATCAAATCTAAAAAATGTGTAATGAACCACGAAGCAAAGTTTCAAACAAAGAAGATTGGTAAAATTGGTGATAAACGAATAGCAAATAGAATGATATATGCTTCTACATTCAAGTTTAACATTGTCAATTTTGGTCTTCTGTCAATAAAACAAATACTATCTTCTTGCGAACTTTATAAAATTATAATGCCTGATTTATTAGAGATAATAAATGATTGGGAAGAAGACGATTTGGAGATAAATATTAAAAAACAATTATGGACTTTAACTACGAATGGAGGATTAGATTGGTTTAAAGATACAGACGGCAAATGGAAGGAAAATGGTAAGGTGTAAGAAGCAGTATAATATAAATATTATGGGTTAGTATAGTTTCTTTTTTTTTGATTAAAAAATAAGAAGCAATTATCTTGGATAGGGGATAAAATGAAATATTTTCAAAAGTCTTTGAGAAAAAGAAGTTAATCATTTTTCATAAATCTTCGTTGTCTGTATCTGTATCAGTTTCCTCTTTTGTATAATTCATAAAAGGCAATCGTCGTTCAAAGATTTCATATCGTATTTTATTATGCAATTCTCTTTTCTTGTCTGTATCAATGAAATGAAGGTGCTTCGCAAAGAGATATGTATCTGTCTCATAGTCTATCATATTTCGTTCATATAATTGTCGTTCTATCTCTTCGTGTATGTAATCGT